CTTGGCTAGAATGGGCGGTATGCCGGGGCCAGAATATAAGGACGGCGAACCCACACGTCTGCTGTTATCGCTACGCGCTTGGGGCGCTAGCTCAAAAGCAGACGCCAAGAAAAAAGCGGCAGCCATAAGCAAAAGGAACGAAGCCAGTGCATAGTGTTGAAGATATCCTAAAGCGTCACGACGTGGCGCAGCGCCGCAAAGATAACTGGCGGCAGATCTATGAAGATTGCTATGAGTTTGGTTTGCCACAGCGCAACCTCTATGATGGCTATTATGAGGGCGGTGGCTCTCCGGGGCAAAACAAAATGGTGCGCGTGTTTGATAGCACGGCCATCAATGCGACACAGCGATTTGCGAACCGCATCCAGTCTGGCCTGTTTCCACCTTATGCGCCTTGGTGCCGGTTAGAGCCGGGGCCAGATATCCCAGAAGAGCGCCGCTTAGAGGCGCAAACCGCGCTGGATATGTACAGCGATATTATGTTTAGCCTGCTGCGCCAATCTAATTTTGATTTGGCTATGGGTGAATTTTTGCTTGACCTAGCTGTTGGCACTGCCGTCATGCTAGTGCAGCCCGGTGACGACATGACGCCAATTCGCTTTACTGCTGTGCCGCAATATCTGGTCAGCATCGAAGAGGGCGCACACGGCAAGGTCGATAATGTTTACCGCCGGATGCGCTTAAAAGGCGAGGCCATCAAGCAGCATTGGCAAGATGCCGAAATCCCAGAGCGCTTGCAGCGCATGATTGACGACAAGCCTACGCAAGAAATCGAACTTGTCGAAGCTACGTTGTATGACCCAGACAAAGGCGATTTCTGTTATCACGTCATTTGGGCTGAGGGCAAAGCCGGTCTGCTTATGCGCCGCATGAAATCATCGCCTTGGATCGTTGCACGTTACATGAAAGTGGCGGGCGAGGTTTACGGTCGTGGGCCGCTGGTCACAGCTATCCCTGACATTAAAACGCTAAACAAGACGCTGGAGTTGCTGTTAAAGAATGCCAGCTTGTCAATTGCGGGCGTTTACACGGCGGCTGATGATGGCGTATTGAACCCGCAAAACATCCGCATCCAGCCGGGCGCTATTATCCCGGTTGCGCGTAACGGCGGCCCGCAGGGTGAGAGCTTGCGACAGATGCCACGCTCTGGCGATTTCAACGTGTCGCAGATTGTCATTAATGACCTGCGTATGAACGTCAAGAAGATTTTGCTTGATGACACACTGCCGCCTGACAACATGAGCGCAAGGTCTGCGACAGAGATTGCAGAACGCATGAAAGAACTGGCGCAGAACCTTGGCTCCGCTTTTGGTCGTTTGATTACCGAGACTATGGTGCCGCTAGTCGCCCGCATTCTATATGTTATGGATGAGCGCGGCTTGATTGAGATGCCACTGCGCGTCAATGGCCTAGAGGTTAAAGTGACGCCGGTCAGCCCGATTGCACAAGCGCAGAATATGGGTGATATCGAGAAGATTATGCAGTGGGTTCAAATGTCATCAGCCCTTGGCCCGGAAGGTCAAATGGCGGTGAAGATGGGCAGCATTGCTGACTATGTTGCTGATAAACTAGGTGTGCCAGCGGAACTACGCACGACGCCGCAAGAACGTCAGGAGATGATGCAACAGGCCGCGCAAATGATGCAGGCTCAAGCGCAAGCAGAGGGTGGTGCGCCAGTTGAAGGCGAGGCACCACCAGAAGGGATGATCTAATGAACCCGGACGGTTGGGAGGGGTTGCAAACCGTAGACCCCGAAATAGCAGAAAAACAGCAAGTAGATAAAGATGACATTGATCGTCTTTATCTTCGCGTGTTCGCCAGCGATGATGGGGCAAAGCTGCTCACCCATCTAAGGTCGCTGACGATTGAGCAGCCTAGCTGGTATCCCGGTGAGGACGCCAGTCACGGTTATGCTCGCGAAGGCCAAAACAGTTTGGTCAGAGAAATTGAGCGGCGCATGAAAAGAGCGAGATCACTATGAATGATACAGATGGACTGTTGGCCGAAGCCCAAGTCGAGGGCGACGATAACCAGCAGCAGGCTGAAGAGACAACAATCCCACACCAGCTAACAGACAACGAGCCGTCAGTTGATAGCGTAACCGTTGCAAAAGAAGGTGAAGAGATAGAGCTTGAAAAGCCAGAGTGGTATCCAGAAAAGTTTTGGAACGAAGACGATGGCCCGGATCTAGAAAACCTTGTCAAGTCTTACAATGAACTGCAAAAAAAGTTTAGTCAGGGTAAGCACAAAGCCCCTGACAAGTACGACACAACAATCTTTGAAGAGGCTGGCATTGGTGACGATGACCCGCTTTATAGCGTTTACAAAGACTGGGCAAAAGAAAATGGTGTTAGTCAGGCAGCGTTTGAACAGCTAGCTGGCACATTTATCGAAATGGCTCAGGGCGAAAGTCAGCAAGCCGAGATCTCATACAAAGAGGAATACGAAAAGCTCGGCCCTAATGCTGACGTTGCAATCAAGTCAATGACCGACTGGGCGTCTAGCCTAGTTCGCAAAGGCGTTTGGTCTGACGCTGACTTTGAAGAGTTTAAAATTATGGGCGGCACCGCGCAGGGCTTACGCGCTTTGCAAAAGATCCGCTCATATTATGGCGATAAACCAGTGCCAATTGACGTGTCGCCAATGACCGACGCGCCATCTAAAGAAGAGCTAATGGCAATGGTTGGCAAGCCCGAATATCAAAGCGACCCAGCCTACCGGGCGAAGGTCGAAAAGATGTTTGAAAACGTCTATGGCAAGCAAGAATACAGTGCCATTTAATGCAAGCGCGGCAGTTGTTTACAATTGCCGCGTTTTTCTATAAAATCACCCTTGACAGATAATCATCCTTTGACCTGTCGCAACCGCTTGGGGGCGTAGCGTATATGCCCAAGCCGCAGCCCGGAAGGATACCTGCTAGGCGTCAAATCGTGTTTTAACTTTTACAAAGGAATAGGAAAATGGCAGTTGGCATTTCCAATGCTTTTGTACAGTTGTTCGATGCCGAGGTTAAGCAGGCATACCAGTCGTCACGCGCACTGGCAGGCTTAACCCGCGAGCGGGCAAATGTCGAAGGCAATCAGGTGAAGTTTCCAAAGATCGGAAAAGGCACCGCAACAGTTCGCGTTCCGCAAACTGACGTTACCCCTCTTAACGTAACCTATTCGCAGGTTACAGCAACAATGTCTGACTACATCGCTGCTGAATACAGCGATATCTTCTCACAGCAAAAAGTCAACTTTGACGAGCGCCGTGAGTTGGTGCAGGTAGTTGGTAACGCCATTGGCCGTCGTATGGATCAGCTTGTGCTTGATGCTCTCAACGCATCATCAACATCACTGACCGTTGCTACTACCATTGGCGGCGCTGGTACAAACATGAACATCGAAAAGCTGATTGAAGCAAAGAAGCTGCTCGATGCGAACAACGTACCATCTGAAGGCCGTTGCATGATCATCCACGCTAATAACTTGGCTGGTATGCTAGGCGAAACCGAAATCACAAGCTCAGACTTTGCGACAGTAAAGGCTCTGGTTTCTGGTGAGGTTGACACCTTTATGGGCTTCAAGTTCGTAACTCTTGGTGACCGTGATGAAGGTGGCTTGCCACTGCCATCAACTCGCACCTGCTTTGCATTCCACAAGGATGCAATGGGTATGGGCATCGGCATGAACCAAAAGTCTGAGATCAACTACGTTCCTGAGAAAACGTCGTTCCTTGTGTCTTCAATGTTCTCCGCTGGCGCGGTTGCCATTGACGACGAAGGCATCGTCAAAATCTCTTGCACCGAATAGAGAGGAGTGTAGAAAATGGCTTTCTCTTCAGCAGGATGGAATGTTATTGGTGCAGCTAAATCTGGCAATGCACCTAGCATGTACACCTACACATCAGCAGACGCAATCGCGACTGTGAACACAGAAGGATATTTCAACGACTTGTCAGACACAGTGGCAGTTGGTGATGTGATCTTTGTTCACGACAGCGCGACACCAACAATGTCAATCGTTGTTGTTCTGTCAAACACATCTGGTGTTGTTGACGTATCAGACGGCACGGCTGTATCAGTCGCTGACGCTGACTAATAATAGTGGGGCGGCTTGCGCCGCCCCATTTCCCTATTTTGGAGTGGCGTAATGGCGCAGGGCGATACCAAACTATCTATATGTTCCGAGGCTCTGATCATGCTGGGCGCTGCCCCGCTTTCATCGTTTGCCACCGGCACCGATGAAGCGCAAGTGGCTGATCGTCTTTATGACGATATCCGCGATACTATTTTAATGCAGTACCCATTTAGTTGGTCTGTTAAAAAAGTTAAGTTAGGCCGCTTGGCTAGCACCCCTATCAATGAGTGGAAATACACCTATGCGCTGCCGGGCGATATCCTTGGCAACCCAAAAGCTGTATTTAATGTTGGCGCTGTTGGAGCGCTGCCAGTGCGAGATTTTGAGATCTACAGTCTTGGCCTTTACACAAATTACGAAGAGGTTTGGATTGATTACCAGTTCCGACCAACAGAGGCCGTCTTCCCACCTTACTTTGTGCGCTTGTTAAAGACAGCGCTAGCGGCTGACTTTGCCGAGCCGGTAACCGACCAGCTTACTAAGGGGGATTATTATCACCAAAAGGCATACGGTGCGCCATCAGAAAATATGCGTGGCGGGCTGTTGCGTGTTGCTATTAACATTGACGGCGCTGACCGCCCGGCTCAGACAATACAAGAGTTCCCTATTTCCGATATAAGGTTCTAGCATGAGCCGGATTATTCAGATCCAAAACGATTTTACCAGCGGCGAGTTAGATCCAAAGTTACGCGCTAGGACTGATATTGACCAGTATAGCTCTGGCCTGACCACTGCGCGTAATGTTAGCATTCAGCCGCAAGGCGGTGCAAAACG